AGGTTCATGTGCCGATATGCTTAAAACTAAAATGATTGAGATTGACGAATTTTTAAGTCAAAACGATTTAAAAAGCAAGTTAATACTTTGCGTACATGACGAATTACAGTTTGAAGTACCGCCTGACGAAGATTGGGTTATACCTTATATCAAAATCATGATGGAAGTCGCACCAAATATTCAAGTGCCGATTGTTTGTGAAGTAGAATTTACCGAAACCTATTGGAGTGATAAGAAACCTTTGGTATAATAGAAAGACAACACCAAAGGGGGTGTATTATGAAGTGTTACCTTTGTGGTAAGGAAATTGTGGAAGGTGAGTTGTGGGCAAAAACAAAAGACAACTTACCTTACCACATACATTTTCAAGATTGTGTTAAAAAACAAAAGGGGGAGTAACGTTGTTACTAACAGACGAATTTATCAATCAATACACAGACTCACCGAAACACATGAACCAACTATCATCTTTTGTATTCTACCGAACGTACTCACGTTGGCTCGAAGATAATAATAGACGAGAAACATGGAAAGAAACGTGTCGCAGAGCAGTAGAATACAACGTAGGACTAGCAAAAACGCATTACGAAAAGATTGGTTTGGAATACAACGAGAAAGAGTTAGTCAACGAAGCCGAAATGTTGTTTGATAGTATGTTCAACCTAAAACAATTTCTATCAGGCAGAACGCTTTGGGTAGGTGGAACAAAAGCAAGTGAGAAATACCCACTTGGTAACTTCAATTGCTCGTTCACAAACATTGAAAAGTGGGAAGATTTAGGCGAGTTGTTCTACTTGTTGCTTGTAGGAACAGGCGTAGGTTTTCGTTGCACAAAAGAAATGGCGAACAACCTGCCGAAAGTGCGGACAGATGTAAAACTAATTCATAGCGAGTATAATCCATTACCACCTAACGAAAGGTTGGAAAACACAGATGTTTCAATCCTTGAAAACGGTTATGCTAAAATGTATATTGGCGATAGCAAAGAAGGGTGGGTATCGGCTCTTAAATGGTACTTCAAACTTATTACTGAACCGCTATACCGAGAAGTCCACACCATCAAAATTAGCTACAACTCCGTCAGACCAAAAGGAGAGCGACTAAAAACGTTTGGGGGTACAGCAAGCGGACACGAGCCTTTGCAGGAAATGTTTGAAGGGTTTGATAAGGTGTTAAAAAACCAAATTGACCCAACACTAGCGCCGATTGTTGACGGTCAAGTACGACCAATCCACATTCTTGATATGGGTAACTTAATTGGCTACAACGTTGTGGTCGGCGGTGTTCGTAGAACCGCAGAGATTTTCCTTTGTGATGAAGACGATTGGGAGTGTATTTTGGCAAAGTACGGTATCAACGGTATTTGGACAGAAGAAGCTTTAAATCGTCATGATTATATCGGTGAACTTTTGAGTGAATTTAAAGTGAAGCCTGTCTGGTTTGACGAGTTAACAACGATTGGTGATGGTCGTTTCCACTTAAACCATCGTCGTATGAGCAACAACTCCATTGCTTTTGAACGTAAACCGTCACGAGAAATGTTAAGTTTGGTTTTTACAATTATGCAGGGTGAAGGCGAGCCTGGTTTTGTTAATTTAGAAGAAGCTAACAGACGTAGACCGAACGCAAAGGGTTTGAATCCATGCGCCGAGATTCTACTCGACAGTTACGGCGTATGTAACCTAACAACTGTTAACGTTGATGCGTTTGTAAAAAATGGAAAACTGAATGAAGTTGAGTTGTGGGAAGCACAAACTTTGTCGGCAAGAGCAGGATTACGTATGACGCTTGTGGAGCTTGAATTACCACATTGGTCAGAAGTCCAAAAGCGTGACCGACTACTTGGTTGCTCGTTAACAGGTTGGAAAGACGCAATGGAGAAGTCAGGTATTTCACAAGCAAACGAACACTACGTTTTAAGAGATTTAAAACAGTTTGCTAGAACCATTGCTGATGATTACGCAAGAGATTTACGCGTACCTGCTCCACTACTTGTCACAACGGTTAAACCCGAAGGAACGTTATCACAATTAGCAGGGGGCGTGTCGTCAGGTTTGCATTGGTCACACAGTCCTTACTACATCAGACGTATTCGCATTAACGCTACCGACCCACTTGTAAACGTGGCGAAGGAGTTAGGTTGGAATATGAATCCAGAAGTTGGCTCTACGTGGGAAAATGCTCGAACGCTTGTTATTGACTTTCCTATTTCATCTGGTTCGACGGTCACAAAAGATGATGTTCGTGTAAACGAGCAGTTTAAAACCTACTTTGCATTTCAAGAATCTTACACAGAGCATAATTCTTCAAACACAATTACTGTTAAACCAAATGAATGGGAAAAAGCAAAAAACATTGTTTGGAACGGTTGGGATGATTTTGTGGGTGTGTCGTTCTTGGCGCATGACGGCGGAACATATCAGTTAGCGCCATACGAAGCCATTAGTAAAGAACAGTATGAACAGATGGTTGCAACGATGAAACCGTTTGACCACAGATTGCTTTATAAGTACGAAGGAGAAAGCACGTTAGATGGCGCAGACAGTTGTGAAGGCGGCGCTTGTCCTATTCGATAATATGTGCTAATATAAAGGTAGGCATATCTCCTTTTTAGACGCACAGGTTACTCTGTGCGTCAATTTTTATTTTGGGGGAATTTTATGAAGGTCTTGTCATTAGACCCATCTGGGAATTATAATGAAGGTAGTGGTACAACAGGGTGGGCAGTATTCGAGGACGGAATACTCACCGAATTTGGCACGATTAGTGCAACAGACCACAACTCTATTGAAGGCTATTGGTCGCAACACGAAATACTAATAGTCATGCAACAACCGAATATTGTCGTGTGTGAAAGTTTCAGACTGTTCGCACACAAACAAAAAGCGCAAACATGGTCGCAAATGGAAACACCACAACTGATAGGATTTTTGCGTATGGCGTGTTGGAAACGTAACGTCGAGTTAGTTTTTCAATCACCAAACGACAAAGTTCGTGTTAGCGACCCTATTTTAGTAAAAATGGGCGTATTTGAAAAGAAAGGTAAAAACCATTATTGCAACGGTAAACCTACCAACTTGCATATGCGTGATGCAATTCGTCACGGTGTTTTCTTTCACAGATACCGAAAGGAGTGAGTATTATGGACGACGACTACAAAGTAATCAACGTAGATATATACGGCGAAGAAGCGTTAGATTTTTTGTTAATTCAAATGGCGGTAAGAGGTTTAGCCATTGACAAAGATGCCATAAAAACACTCTTAGAGTTGGTAGACGAGTATATTTTGATAAAAGTGGAGTGTGAAGATAAGAATGGAGAAGAAGAAAGTTCTGGATAACGGCTACGTCCGTTTAGTTGATGTGTTAGGTTCAGATTTAACGCCTGTCAACGCGGCTCGTGTTAGTTATGATAAAGAGTCGTCAGAATTATCTGACAAAGATGAAAGATTACTGAAATTTCTTGCTCGTGAAGGTCATACAAGTCCTTTTAGACACGCTATGTTGCAGTTTGAAGTCTATGCGCCACTGATGGTTGCTCGTCAGTGGTGGAAATACGTTGTTGGTTCTGACCACACAATGGAAGCATGGAACGAGTCGTCACGAAGATACATTACCGAAGAGCCTACGTTTTATGTACCAAACCCTTTCCAATGGAGAGAGTCACCAAACAACAGTAAACAAGGGTCTGGAAAACCTTATTATATTGACGATGAAAAAGGTGCTTACGAAGCGACAGGTGCGTTAAAAGAATATATTGAAAAAGGCGTACAAGCGTATGAAAAAGCGTTAGAGTTAGGTATTTGTGCAGAACAAGCAAGGTTGTTTCTTCCTGCGTATGGTTTATATGTTCGTTGGTATTGGACAGCATCGTTACAAGGCGTAGCACACTTCTTAAATCAACGCCTAAACCACGACGCACAAGTAGAAATACAAGAGTATGCCAAAGCGGTTAAAACGCTGTCAGAAGCCAAATTCCCTGTCAGTTTGAAGGAGTTGTTGAGTGATGGATAACGTAAACCACCCACAACACTACACGCAAGGCGGTATTGAAACTATCGACTATTTGCAGGCTAAAATGACCGTAGAGCAATTTGAAGGTTATCTGTTGGGGAACATACTCAAATATGTTTCCCGATACCCACACAAGAACGGAATAGAGGATTTACGCAAAGCACAATGGTATCTGAATAAATTAGTGGTGGTGAAAGAAGATGAAACGAAATG